TGTATTCCATAGTCATTAAAGATTTGCTCAATTGCCGATCTATCAGATGCTTCGACGTTTCCAACAGTAAGACCACTTTGCTTTTCGTATTTTATGCGAGTATCAAAATAAAGCTGCCCACTCTCACTGGTCATCTTTTCGCTTGGGTCCTTTTGGCTTCTGTTAAATCCTTTGGCAACGTTGCTTGATGTGATATCTTCAGTGTCACCAATGTAGATATAGCTTATCCTTATGCCGTCAGGGTCAGGATTCATACGATCTTGTATCAAAATCCTATGAAATCTATATGCTGTGTCCGTTATATCAAAGTCAAAGAACTTATAAGCACCGCGCTCGTTAAATGTCAGATTAACGTTAAGCGGAGGTGAATCCCAAACATCCACGTTATTTCCTTGAAATTTAAGCGTAGCCGCTGATGAAAGGCCAAATACTTCGTCTATAGGGCAATTGATACAAACCGCACCAACAAAAAGCTGTGATCCATGATCTATTTTAAAGTATTCATGAGAATGTATGCGGCACTCATTTGATGAGAAAGGATTTGAAGTTGTTATATCTGCGTTTCTTGTATATCCGGTTAAGTCCCAAATGCTGTTGTTTGCGTCAGTTAATTGAAGTATGGAGCTACCTGGCGGAGTGATTGTAAAAAGATGTGTTGTAGATGAATACGAAACTGCCCATCCAGAGCTCACGGCATTTAGCGCCGTCTGCATTGCCGTTGCTAGATCACTACCTGAATACTCCCCATGAGCTACGTTTGCATATAGCTGCGTACTAACAGGGTATTGAAATGGTATCACGTTGTTTGTGGCGTCAACTATGAAATTGCCGGATGGTTGCCATACTTTTGATCTGATCGTATCTAGTGCGTTATCCGATACGTAAGTCGCGTCTTCGCTTGAAAAGCTATAATCGGCTTCAGTGTCAATATAGTTATAATTACAAAATTTTAGATAACATTTACTCACGCCGTTAACCTCGCATTTTGCCTTGAAAGTTGTAGGATAACATCTGCCAAGGTATTCCCATCTAGTTCAATTGTTGTATTTGCCTCAATCGGTTGGCTCATAACTTGAAGTAATTGAGCAAGAATAGCCGGCAGCGCTTCAAAACTTTCATTTTGTTGAACAGTCAAAACCCTTTCTCCAGGTGTTAGCATTGCCGGAACTGTGTCTGTTCCACGTGGAACAAGTGCACCTGATCTTGCGTACAAAGGAATAACCCCGCCTTTACTTCCGCCGACAATACCAGAGAGAGGATTAAGAGCGCCTTTTACCGTTCCAGAAGTGCCGCCGCCACTACTCAAACCGATTGCTTTTCTAATAGCATTTGGCAGCCAGTTAAACATTTCTTCAAGGCGTTTCATCCAATTTGGTTGTTCGAATTGAAACTTTCTCATCCATTCTGGAGTTATAGTCAAGCCTCTAATATACCTCCTTAGCTTTTCAACCCATTCAGGAACTTCCATGTTCCTTGTTATATTCAGACCGAAACGCTCAGAAATAGCCACTATGCCATTATTAAGACCTCTGATCGTTGATTCTACTAACTTATAAGCAACCCTTGGAATAGCCTGGATAAGAGCTACAACTATTCTCTCAAGACCTCCCTTGACAAGAAGGCTATCAATCAGAGATTCAACAATTACATCAGCAGACGCCGCAAGTGCTTCGACAACAGTCACGATAATATCAGGAAGCGATTCGGCAAATTCCTTTATCATTGCCTTTGCGCCTTCTGGTCCAAGAGCCGCAAGCTGTTCAACTATGCCGCCAACACCAGGAAGGAAAGCATCTGCAAGACCGGCAACTGCCTTTGTTGCGCCAGATTTTCCCTGAAGAGCAAAGCCAAAGCCTTTAGCTATAACCTCGCCAATATTGGCTGATTTGATGGTTTCAAACATCGAAGAGACAACCTTGGTTCCAAACTCTTTTGCCATTGAAAAGAATCCGCCTTCGTCTGTTGTCTGAGTTACTTCGGCACTGACCTTTATTTTCTTATCAGGAATAGACTGAATATCATCACTTAGTTTCTGTACTTCAGCTTGTACCGATTGAATTGCTGGCTGTATGTCTTCAAATGATTTTACTGTGTCATCTCTCATCTGCTCGGCTGATTGACGTACATTTTCTGCAGCTTGTCTGATGTCATTTGAAATATCGTCGCCGACTGTTATGTCTACTGCTGACTGTTCAAGGTCGGCTATTGCTTGATCAATGTCTCCAATAACACTTTCGGCAACTGATGAAACTCCAGGTATCGAATTAATACCCTTTAAAACCGCACTAACACCTAAGAGAATGCCTCCCCAAAGTGTTTTAAAAGCATCTGATACCTTATTAACAACATTAATTACACTAGATAGCTCTAAACTAGCTTCGATAAAACCAGCAAAAGCCGATACTACATCAGCCGTAACAGCTTTTAGGGCAAAGAACTTCTCAACCCAACCGGCAATAAATGACACTATCTTTGGAGCTTGAGCAATCAAGCCTTTAAAAGACTTACTGATAAGAGTTGTTAATCCCTCCTGGTTGTCTTTGACGATATCTATCAAGCGACCAAAGAAATCAGTAAGATTCTTGATTCCCTCTATAACTACAGGATTTCGTGTGATGATAAATCCGAGTTCTTCTTGCAGATCGCCAAATGTGTTAGATAACTGAGTGCTTGCTCCGCTGAAAGTTGAGATTTTAGAAAGAGCAGAACCGCCGTATTGATCTATCAGAATCTTTGCCGCTTCACCTGCTTTCAGCTGTTCTGCCGTCAGTGCTTTGATTGCCGGATTGACTTCTCCAAGCTCACCTGCAAAGCCTCCTAGTGTCTTAGACACCTGACGAGTAGATTCATCAAGGCTCTTTCCAGTAGCAGCAGCAAGCTCAGATGCGGCAGTTACAACTTGTTTAGCTTGCTCATTAGTAGCACCGAAAGCCTTGGCAAGTGCCAACTGATTAAGGACAAGTTCATCTCCATAAACAGAAGTCTGTTGTAGCTGGCTTGCAAACTCTTGCATATCCCTGGAAGCCTGTTCGCTAAATTCGCCGCTTGTCTTTAGTGCGGTATTTAGCGAATTGATTGCATCCTCCTGGACAGAAGCCGCTTCTGTTATCTTGTTGATACCGCTTGCAATACCTCTTGCAGCAAAGAATCCTGCAACGCCAGCCGCAAGGACCTTGACGCCGGTAAGGCTGTTTTGTATGCCCTTCATGGTCTTTGTGGCAGTTGATCCGAATTTAGTTAGCTGCTTTTGAGCCTTGGCTGTTTTGGCGTCTATTTCAAGGAATACTTTGGCCATCGTTAGCGCCTTTTCTTTTTGCTATCTGCCTTGATTTTATCTCTCTCTAATTTATCATAGTAAGAGCTTATCTCTAAGAAGATAGTCGCGTCTTTGTCTGATAAATTATCAAGGCTTTCTGTAAAGCCTATTTTTCTTAGCCTTTGCCTAGCGTTGTAATCACTTACATGAGCTGAGAACTTTGTGTGAGCAATTATGCCCTTAAATGATGCTCTTACCTGCGTCCTTAGCTCTTCAAGGTCTTTGGGTTTAAGGACCAGCCTTTTAGTATTTGATTATAAATATCAAACATAACGGCAACGCCTTCCTCAAACTGCGTTAGCTCTTCAATGTTTGTTATCTCGCCGTAGTCTTTATGCTCAAGTGCAATATCATCAATATGTTTATCGCAAGTATCATAAGCGGCAAGACTGATTTTCTCAAAGTCTTCGGCAATTTCTTGCTGCGCCTTCACTATATTCATACGGGTTTTGTAATCTGGGATTTTGACCTTTACGATGCCTTCCAAACCAGTTTCGATATATTCATCTTCACCAAACGGTTTTACTGGCCTAATCTTGTAAGTAAATACTTTTTCCATTTTTAACTCCTGAGTTTTAAGGGAGCGGATCAAAGGCTTAGGTACTCAGGAAACCGCTGCCCCATCACCGCTCAAGTCAAATTAAACTTGTGAATAGTAAAGCTCACCGTTTCCGTCTTCGTCGACAAATGTAGACATTGTGATGCTTATTTCTGCGGTGCCTTCATTGTCTGCGATATCTATGCTGTCAATAACGCAAGTAGGACCGTATATTCCGAAACATTTACCAGCTACCCAATTGCCGCCAGATTTTACTCCGCCAGCTAGAAAGAATCGTGTTGTTGTGTTCTCTCTAAGACGCTTAAAACGATCGGCGCAATATTGCGGCAGAAACGCCGTTGAGGTAATTGTAGCAGCTCTACTAGAAACAACACTTCCAGACTTGCCAGATTCGGCGCAAAGACTAAGCTCATCTACCTTCGGTGTTTCCAGGCTTACCGAAACGCTTGAAGGATCAAAACAAACGTTATCATCAGAATCACCCAGCAAAACTGTCATGTCTTTACAAGCTACTGGATCAGTTGAATCGAAACTAGGAGTATATTCGCTCGTAAGATCAATTGCGCTATCGCTATCGTAGCTTGTCGATCCGGTATCATCAGCCGCAGAGCTATAGCCAACAGTTGAATGGATGCCGTTTGCTGTATTTGTGCCTGTATTCCAAAGAAGTGAAAGTGTTACGCCATCACTTGCAATTGTAAATTTTCCAGTTGTATCAGAATATACACAAGTAATATTGTCTGATGTTGCAGCGTCCATTGCCGTTGCTATCGCATCAGCCAACTCATGCGGGTCCTTGTACCATTTCTCAGGCACAGAAACGTTTTCTTCACCGCCGCCATCATCAAAATCAATGTATTTATTCGTAGATGAAATCTCAACCGGATCAAAGTAAAAGCTGATACCTTCAAAAGAAGCAGACGCTTGAGCTAAAGCAGTTGCTTCAAAATTCATCTCGAGGCTAGTTACCCTGGCTCCTGTCATCATGCGAATAGCGCCAGAATTGCCAAGGTAGTCCCACATTGTTAAAGTTTGATGGCCGCTATTGGCTGGGCTGTATGTGACCGCCTTGCCAACTGAAACGCCAGATGCGGGAGCGTTATCTAGGTCAAAACCAAGCGTCAAATCTTCGCTTGACTGGCTGTGTACTGGACGAATAGAGTACCCGTTTGTGCCGTCTTTTATAAGAAGACATGAACCTCTTGGGTGATGCGATCCATTTGCCGAAAGACTGACAACGCTTACGGTTGATCCTGCGGCTGTTGTTTCTTCGTCTAAATCAATTGTTTCAGTACCAAAAGCCGCTTCTAGTATATCGGCAAATTGAGGGGCCGCACCTTCTGTGCCGCTACCTTTAAGATAAAAGCTAAGGCTTGCGTCTGGACTTTCGCCTACTACAATAGATTTACCTTGTCCGAGTGAATTTTTAAGTTCCTCGTTTTCAGCCTTATCATAGTTTGGATTCATGCTGAAATCAGCAGTTTCAGGGATATAGTCCGTAGTTGCAGCAGGTTTTACCGGAGTTCCTTCAGTCACTTCCGGCATGATCGAGCAGACGCTCGCTCTGGTATTGATGTTTGCCATGGTTTAAACTCCTTTTTAAACCTGTTTTATGTATGTAACCTCAATAGTTGTATCAAGGCGAAAATACTTAACCTCATCAATTGTTAAATATTCGATTCCGTTATCAGAGATGTATATTGCATCCTGCGCTACATCTCCAATAGTTCGATCATCGTATAGTGCTTGGTTTATCGTTTCTTGATCCTCCATGATGGACTTTTGAAGCGTCTTCATGGAATCTTTGTTCTCTCTTGTTGTTGTGATTTTGTTGGTTAGAGTAAACGTAAACGTCCTGGTTGTCCATCTATGACAGCTAACAGACCTATCTTGATCATTTGTGCCAGCGTTTACAGATATGGCAAAACCCTTTTTTAAAAACAGCTCCGTGTTTCCTTCAATGTCATAAGGATCAGGAAGCTCATTGTAATCACTTAGATTGGTTGTAATCAGTGAATACAGCGCCGTTATTACATCTGAAATCTTGCTCATTATCTTCTCATAAAGCTGGTTTTGACGATACGCTCGGCGCTTTCAAGGTTTCCGCTTTGGTTTAAATCAGTTTGAAAGTTTTTAACGTTGATTGCTTGCTCATATCTCATCTTGGCTTTAGCAGCCTCAGATTCATGGCTTCTGCCCATGCCGCTGAATATCAAATGCGCTGTTTTGTGAACACATACCATCTTAAAAAGATCAATGTTCATAAGTTGTGCTGGAGAATAGATAATGTTTCTAGCTCCAAGCTCTGTTATAATGCCTTCACTTGCTGCGATCTCCTGGTCAATCCAATCTGTCTTGCCGTCTTCAAATGCTCCTTGTAGTTGGCTGTCCCGAAGTTCAGGATAAAACGTGTAAAGTTCGTTATCATCACACATCTTGTAGCCAAGATATGAAAGAGCTGTTGTATTCTTTAAGTCAGAAGACCATGAAAGCCTAATCCAATATCTATCGTAAATACCAACGGCACCAACGCCTGTTACATCTTCACTGTCTTGCTCACAAGTCCAACCCTTTTCTCGGTTTGTTTTCCAGGAAATCCTCCCAGATTGAGCCAAAGGAACGCCGCTTACAGCAGTTTGATCTATTACGTCAACAGCCTCAATCCATTCATCGTTATACCAAATCTCAACCGTTAGCGATGCCGATTGATCATTAGCAGTTTCCACAGCCAGATACTTATTATTAAAAGGGAGATCAGAAGCAATATATACATAATCTTTGCCGTTAACGTATGGGATAGTAACGTCGCCATCCAGATAATCGCAAAGCACAACACTGTGATCGTATTCAGTGCCGTTATCGTTAAATAATACCCTTTGGTTTATCAGCATGGGAGGCTCCTAAACATTTCGCTTTCGTAAAGAATAAAATAAATTTGCTCCGGTGAAAGCATTGAAATATCGTAATCTTCTAAATCAATACCCAAATCATTTAGGTACTCATTTAAGAGACCTATTATCTCAACACAATACATCATCTCGGTGCGGTTCATCTCATTAACCTTTGGTAGTGGTTTATCAAAGAATTTTCTCATGAAACCAACATATATCCAATAAAGAATTGCCGGATAATCGTATTGAACGCCATTAATCGAATCATATACGTTTCTAAATATGTCAGCTTCTTGATCGCCGTCCATAGGACACTGGAGCATATGTATAATTTTATTTCTACTCTGAAAGTCTTTTAAAGAGCATGTATCAACTCCGTTATCAAGGCGAGATTCAAGGACAGTCGCACATGCTGGCTGGTCTTCAAAAAAACACATGGCAAAATGTGAAGACGGCTCACCGAGACCCCATCGGATAACCCGACTTCCACACTTATCATTTGTTGACCACATCATTATCAAAGTTTTTTAGCCATCCTATAATTAACGCCAATATTTCTAGTAGAGCCTGAATCAACTGCAGTATATACGATTCTCATATAAAGACCTGCCGTAATCTTAGCATTTAGAGGATACGTATTTATTTCATCATAAGTATTGCAAACGCCACTAACAGACAAAAAATGCTTTTCAATATAAGTTGCAACAATCGGCCAATTCTCGCAAAGAGCCTCTCTATAGGCTTCTGGTATTACCGAATCCTTATCATATATACATGCAGATATGTAATCCCCTACCTCAGCATTCTCAACTATCAGTGATCCTCCATAGACATATCTTTCTGACGTAACTTGATAATCAAGATTTTCACTTGAATTTGCGGCCACTGTTTCAATATTTGAAGCTGCTGTAAACTTTGTCCTATGCGTAGGCTCAGAAAATGGAGGCGTTGATGCTACATCTACAGTTTTCGGAATATATGTCTTAAGCCAGTCAAGTTGATTTGAAATCCCTTCTATTTGTCCATAATCATCATGAACTTCAAAATCTTCGTCATATATAGCTGAAAGAACACTATCAGAGCTTGCCCACGATATTCTCAGATTATCTGGTATTTGATACAGCTCATCAATTTGAAATTCATGGCCTTGAAGTGTTGTAACACTACCTGATATGTTTTTTAACTTGCAAATAGAATACATTTAAAGCACCGTTTGAAAAAATATGACTAAAACCAGATCGCTCGCATTTGATCCTTGATCAATATATTTAATATCAAGCGTATCAAGTGCATCAAATGAATCATCTAAACCTGTAAATTGACCGTTTGTGGCTGATCCACTTCTAACTTCTCTTGTTTCGTAAGCAGTTGTAGCCCTGCCATTTTTATAAAACTCAAGATCAAACTCAACCGAGCTATTTCTATTTGACCAAGTAAGTTCCCTAAGCTCGCATTTAGTAGGTATAATAATTGAAGCTGATGGAGTTAGATTTGAATAGGTTATCCAATCCCCGTTGCTTACTGTGCCGTTCATGACAAGTATCACTGGAAATCTAGGCAAAGAAACAGACGTATTTAATGCCTCAAAAATTGCGTCCTTGGTGTTTTTAGATGTAAACACTCCGCTATCATCAGTAAATGGCAGCGAACTAGCAACATCTCTTATTATAAACCTAGGCAATTTCAGAAATCCTTACGTCAACAGTTCCGCTATCAGCTTGTACATAAGCTGCTAGTTGATCTGAACATTCAATTAAAAAGTATTGGCCTTGCTTAATAAGCGATCCTTTTGTTGAGAGATCAGATGACGAAAATCCAAACCAAATATCGCCGTCAATCGGCTGTATTGTTATTACTTTTCGTTCATCCAGCTTTGAAGCACCAGCCTTAACCTCAACAGCAGAAGAAACGCTAAGAGCTTCATTTAATGCAGGTCCGTCAAGAGGTAAATACATTATTTTTTAGCCTTTCCCTTGCTATCTGGCTTTGGCTTTTCAATCACTTCCTTTAGTTCCATTACATGATCATCAACTTTCTTCTGGAAAGCATGCATCTTATTGAACATCACGGCAAGCTTCATAACGTCTGCTGTAGGCAGATTCCAACTTGCGCGATTAAATACAAAATTTACAAATTCGGCGTGTTCTTTTGCTTCCTGCTCTGTAAATGTTAGCTGTATCATTTATCCCTCGAATTAGGACAGCCCGAAGGCTGCCCATAAGTTCAACGTTACGAGAGTTCCATAACTCTTAGGTCCTCGCTAGAAGCGCCATTGCCGCCAATAGCTTGAACAGCTACAGAAGGTCCTATTCTCCAACTTTGCTGCATGCCAGGATACAGCGGAAAACCGTTTGCAGTTGTTACGCCTGTTTTTCCAACAAACAAAGCCTTGTTTCCTTCGTTAGCAAAAGCAATATACTTTCGAGAAGAAAGAGCCGAAGAAACAACATTAACCGCACTTGTAGAAACAGCCGTTGCTGTGTTTTCAATCGCCGTATTGGCAATGCCGTCATCAACGTCGATGTCGTTTGTTACATTAACGTCAAGACTTCCGCCTGTGCTTCCAATTGCGTTACCTGATCCGTCAGAAAGCCAAGCGGCTACTGCGTCATCAGTTGCGTTAAGATCGTCAATATCGAGCTGAGAAGCATCAACCGTGATTGATCCGCCGCCGTCACCGATAACCCAAGGACTAGTTCCTTGTGTTACATTTACGTCATTGGTAATTGAATCAATTGTCCAGGTGCCGCCTTGATGTGCGGTAACACTATCCTGTGTGTAAACGAGGTCTCTAATGTCTAGGTCAGAAACCGCACCGATGTTTACGTCAAGAGCGTTTGAGGTTGAGCCAATTGGCGATCCGTCGTCACCTGCTAAGATGTATGCACCGACTGTTGAACTTGCCGCAATACTGTTGGCGTCTGTTGGATCATAAACTAAACGATTAGTTACACCCATGATTAACTCCTTTCAATGGATTTAAAGATATTAGCCTTATCGGCTTTTTTTCGCATGTCTTTAGCTCCATGATATCACCTCAAGCGTTTGATTTGCGATTGGTGACTGTAAATAAATAGTTACCTGAGTGTTTACATTAATTTCTGTTTCTTCATATGTACATGCTGGCTCTATGGTCCAATATGTTGAACCGCTTTGGCCGCTAGTGTAAGAAATTTTAAGTAAACCATTTCCTCTATTTTTAAGGGAAAAACGCTTTGTTTTAGCTGGAAACGAAAAACTTGTTTCAGTGTTTGGAGTTGCCGAAGTAGTAAAATTGCTAATCGTTGCCGTTGTAACAACGTTAGTTCTCTGCGCTCCTGAGTTACCAGCAATATTTGCCATTTAGCTAATCTCTTCTACGGCAATATCAACGCTAGAGCTGGCTGACTTTGCATAAATTACAATATCATTTGCAATGTCTATATATGCAGAGCCACCTGAAGGAATTATCATTCCCTCGTATCCGCTCACGCCGTTGTCGTAATTGTATTTAATTTCTTCGTCACTTTGGTTTTGTATCTGCAGTCCCTTGCGATCTGCTAACGGAGTTGCTGGTAGTGCGGTCCAGCTAGATTGATCAATTGAAACAATCGTGATCTTGCCGGCTATTTGAATACCAGCCGGCACTATCTCGCCTGTTATCGTGCCAGTAGTACGAACAGCCGTTTCGCCTGTGTCCCATGTTGTAAACTTGGCTTTTTCTCGATCGTTAATGTTAGGGCTAAGAGCCATTGCAAAACCTAGAAAGGGAGGCTTTAAGCCTCCCTATAATTTTTACTCAACGTTGATACACTCAAGAATGACTTTTATCTTTCCGGCTGTTAAATCAGCGGTAGCAATTACAAGATCAAGAGTTTCATCAGCGGCAACAACCAGGTTTGTACCTGTTGTCTCAACCAAGACAGCGTCATCAACCAAATTGGCCACTGCGCCGCTTGTGGCATCGAGAAAAGCATCGTCGTCTGCTGTAGACGTGCCAACAGCTACCGTTGCCGATCCTGCGCTTGTGCAAGCGGTTTCTACAAAAACAACGCCATTTCTGACTAGCGTTTTATGGCCAAACTTGCCGAGTGAATAGGTGCCTTGTGCTCCTGTATCATTAGCAAAATCGTACTCAAATACTTCTGTGTATTTTTTCCCTGTCCATCCCTCAAATTCTTTATATGCTGCTGCATTTGCCATTATTTACCCTTTCTTTTTTTTTGTTTTTAATCCTAATCCTGGCTGACGAATCAACCAGGAATAGGACGTAAAATCTGTTGTTAACCCAGACTATTTTCTTAGGATCAATATTGACCTTAGCCTCATTCATGAAGTCGGCGATATCTGCAAAGTTTTTAAACTCAGCAGAAAACCAATTGCCGCCTTTTGGATTCATGCTATCGCCAATTGGCGATCCTTTAATAGTCTCGGCTGTTGGAACTTCGATCATTTATCAGCTTCCTGTGTATTTAATCATCTTCTCATCGCCAGAGATACCAACTTCAGCTCCGAATATAATGTCAGCACTGATCTTATAGCCAAACTTACCCTCTGAATGAAGATCGGAAATCTTAAAACGAGGCATTTGTTGCATTACAAGATGAACGCAATCTTTATAGAAGGCATAGCCTACGTCCGTTGACAACGAATTGTCCTCAAAGATTTGAAATCCATAACGTGGAAGTGCTACTTGACCAGCAATCATTGGACGATCTTGTCCACCAAAATCGCTTGATGAAAGAGTTGTGTCATCCAATATATCTGAGTAATAGCTTGGGTCAACAACGAAATACCAGGGCATAGATGTAGGCCATTTTGCCGTTGCTGCAAGTTTTCTTGCGCCTGATACAGCAGCGCTGTTCATGTCTGTAACAACAATTTGATGATCAGGAGCCGAAGCACTTGGGACCATGAGAGAATACAGATATGTGTTGATTTGTTTGTTGATAGCATAAAGAAGAGATTGACGAATTTCGCTTTCTTCTGAGCCGATTTGCGATTGAAGGTCAACGAGGTCTTCAAACTCAAGAGCCGCAACCGCTCTCTTGTTGGCAGTTACATCAACATAGCTTGTCGAAAGTTTCTCGGTTGTGAACGTATCCGCGTCCGTTCCGACTGTCAAAAGCTCTCCGCTTGGAGCGTTGATCTGTGAAACTCGAACTCTATCGCCGCCTTTTTGGATGCTTCCGCTATAATCCTTATCGAGCAGGGAAGCAAGAAGGTTAGATTGTCGAAGTTCTTTTGTGAACATCGGAGCCCAGTATTTTTCAATCTGATAGTTTACATCAGCTAAAGTAGTCTGTGCCATTTTTTAATTCCTTTCAATGACTTC